CCCAATGATTTGGGGTTATTATTTCTCAAATGGTGCTATTGTTAAAAATAGTGCATCATCTTGGACAAATTTTTCTGTTCCAGATTTAAACGAATATTATCCAAGCATATTAAACTCAAATTCTTACGCAAATATAGAAGATAATCAATTATTATCAACATTACCACTCCAAGTTAAAACACAATTTAAGGAAATATTTTTAGATTTTGTTAATGGTGATGAATCAACAATTAATTTTGATGATATAAAATCACGTTTAGAAATATGGAATGGTGATGGTGAAAGTTTTAGAAATCATCTAACACAAGTAAGGGGAGATATTGTATCAGATAAGGGTGTTTCTTCAGTATCTAAATCTCAATTAATTTCTAGTAATGAATTTAATATTGATAATATTAAATATTATAATATAATCTCACCCTCTTTAGATACAAACGATTTATATAATTTATTCTTAGAATTAAAAGGTGATTATAAAAATAATATTGCTATTAAAACTCTAATTGATAGCATGAAAGAAGAGGTAATAATTGTTAACTCATCACCAATTATTTGGGGAGATAAAGATTACCAAAAACTATCAGTAAATACTTTAATTTCTAGTAATATACCTAGAGAACCTATAACTGTAGAACCAAAAATACTTGAAGACTATCTAACTAAAATAATTGAAAAATTAAAAGTTGATGCCGATTCTTTATCACCAAATAAAAAAGATAAAAAAGAAAATAAAGAAATATTTGGAACATCAAATAAAGATGTTATAAAATTACAATTATATAGACACTGTAAAAATATTTATGATAAATGGTTAGGTGGTTCTGAAAGTATAGATGATACCATATTTCAATGTGGTGGTAGAAGTAATGTTGATAGTAAATTAGCTAAACAACACGGAAATACTAAGACTAGATTAATCGATAGTTTTAGGTTTGTAAATAGAGCATTTAGAGATATTGGTTCAGAATTATATTTAAACCCAATACCAATTAATAATTATTTAACAAATGATGTTAATATGAGTCTATATGATTCAGTGTCAAGTTTATTAGCTGCAAATAATTTTGAGTTTAATGTTTTACCTAACTTCATTAATTTTAATGATGATGAAAATTTAAAATCAGTATTTACACCATATAGTAATTATGCTGATGCTATTGAAGACGGTTCATGTGGACCATCTTTTGTTGCGGTATATATTGGTCAAGGCTCTAAACACTTAGATTTTCCTAGAGCAAATTATCCAAACGATGGTTTTGATTTAAGATGTGATGATGGAGGGGTTAGTCTAGAAGTACCAACAGATTTTACATCGCAAGAGGTTAAAGATTACGAAGACCCAATAGGTACATTTGTTGTTAAATACGGTCAACAAAATCAAAATATTTTTAAGGATGTTAAATTAGACCAAAGTGAGTTTTCTGAAACAGATGAATCATTACAAATTCAAGATGAAATTTCTCAATTAGGTTCGGAAAATAATAGAGGTATAATTGGACAAAATCTTTATAATACATATGCCGTTAGAAGTTATAATGCTGAGATAGAAATGATGGGTAACGCTATGATTCAACCAATGATGTATTTCCAATTAGATAATATACCTATGTTTCATGGTGCTTATTTAATTAAGAGTGTTTCTCACTCAATTAAACCCAATCATATGTCAACATTATTTAAAGGTACTAGAATTAGATACCCAGAGACACCTTTAATTTCTTCTACAGACATATACATGGATTTATTAGAAACAATGGATACAAGTAGTGCTGGGATAGGTAAGATTGGACGTGTGAGTGGTAAATTAGCTCCTATTATGAGAACAATTGATGAAAATGGTGGTTCTAACGGTAATATTGCTCAAGGTAATATAACCACAACTGGTATACCTAAAATTGATGGGGTTTATAATAAAAAATTAGGTAATGTAAAAGAGAATAAAATGATAACAAATGCTATAATACCCTTAACTGAAATGTTGAAAGCTTTTGTCTCTTGGATGAAGGTTAATGATTTTAAAGGTGATTCTAATGGTTATTATACTTATATAACATCTGTATTTAGAGATTTTGATAAGCAAGTTGCTATTAAAGCTGAATACAAAGATGCTGCTGCAACACCAGGAATATCTGCACACGGATGGGGTATAGCTTTTGATATACAATTTTTAAGAAAAGATGGTGTTAAAATTGAAAATTATAAAAATACTAAATCATCATTCAAAATTGATACAAATCCAGCGATACAATGGATGTATGATAATTCTTATGTTTACGGTTTTATAATACCAGCATCACTTAGAGATGGTAAACCATTAGATGAGCACTGGCACTTTGAATATCACGGAACATCTGCTATTTGTTTAATAAAAGAAACTCCAAACATATATGGTTACACCATCGATACAACAAAAGAACAAGACGCTTCAGTTACCAACCCTAAAAAATTAAACGGTGATGCATCTATATATACTGATTGTGAATATAAATTAGTTAAAGATAGTGGTGATGGACTTGATGATTTAGAAACTAGTAATGTAAATGTAACAGCTAAAGTTGCACAACTTAAAGTTAAGAATTTACTAAAAGCAGATGGTTTAAATAAACAACAAGTTGCTGGTGTTATGGGTAACATTTATTTCGAAAGTACGTTTAACCCATCAGCATTAAATAAAGAAGATAACAATGGGTTTAGTTCTTATGGACTTATACAATGGAATCAAAAATATCATCCAGATAAAACAAAAATAGGTACATCCGTAGAGTCTCAAATTAAATATTTAATTAATGAAACACCTAACTACGAAAAATGGAAAGGTATTGCGTTAGGTAAGAAATTTTCTAATTCAGCTGCATATGAATTTGCTAACATTGTTGAGGTTTGTGAACTTTGTAACAAAGGGTATCAAACTTATTATACTAGTTATCAAAATAAAAGGTCATCATTCGCTTTGGATTTCTTTGAAAGATTTAATGACCCACAAGACGAATTATATTGGTAAATTAAAAAATTATTAGTACTTTTGTTATATGAAAATAGGTAACATAGTTTCAAGTATTGATGTTAAAATATCAAACGAATTTAATTTGGTTAAAAATATGGATGAAATTATCCAAGGTTTACCAACATTAATAGTTGGTTTTGACTACGTTAATAAAAATTATCCAGATTTTAATATCTTAGATAAAGAGATTGAACCTAACATTTATTGGACTTTTAAACGAACAGAAAAACGTGATAAATTTGAGGAAGATTTATATTGGTTCAAACAAAAAGTATATGATGATTTATTTAAACAAATAGTTTATATATTCGTTGACCCAATATATTATAGGGGTTATGTTATGATTAAATTGTTAAGAAAAATTATAAATATTGAAAATAAATATAGTTTGATGTATAATAATATGATTTATATTTATGGTGATAATTTTATTTTTGGTTTTGATTTAAACCTTTTAAGGTTCCTTAAATTAGATGTTAATAAAATAAAAAATAAAATTAAGTCAGTAAGCACTGTGTTTTTGGATGATGAGAAGATACTTATAGAATATAAAAACAATATTGAAGAACTAAATGATAGAGTTCGATTTATACCTTATTTATTTTCTATTAATAATGAACAAAAATATACTTCTAGCTTCATTCATATTCCCAGAGAGAGTTGAATGGTTTTTAAGCTACTTAGAGACAAAATTTAAAATAACAAAAGATAATGTTTTTTGTTATAAAAACTTAGACGATGAATCTAAAGTTATAATGACGTTTAAACTAAGTGTACCAGAAGACAAATCTTTAAATTTAAAAGATTTATTTCCTAACGCCATACCAATACATAAAAGAGGTAACTGTATTTACACTATAAATGCGTTAAATAGAATGATTGAAAATCTACATCCAGAATCAATTGGTAATATTGATAATAAGTCAATAAAAATAGATTGGGATGAATATCAGAATAAAATGATAATAATAAACGCCTCAGAACTCAAGATTTTCAATATAATTAAGGTTTTTTAATATTATATGATATTTATAACTATATAACGTTATTAAATTAATAAAATTATGGAGAACGAAAAAAATACTAAAGATTTAAATAGTGCATTAGATGGATATTTAGATAACCCAGCACAAGACCCTAACTTAGATTGTAGTTCTGGTACTTGTATAATAAAAGGTGATAAAAGCCTTGTTGAGAGAATCAATAAAAAAATAATAACAGAAGACGGTAGACAATTATTATTCTAATGAGAAAAAAAACTAAATTTAATCCAGAATTACTGAAAGAAGAATTGAAGAAATTCAACACTATTAATGAATATACATTTGGTATTGGTGAAGATGAAGATTTATTATTAGGTAATAACTATGAAATATCTGAAGTGGATGAAGACCCAACAGATAATAATGAAGTAGCACCAGAACCACAACCACAAAGTGATAACGGTTTAGATGGTGTTGCTGATGAATTAGGTCTTGATGAACCAGAAATGGAAGAACCAGAAATGGAAGAACCAGAAATGGAAGAACCAGTTGATGATTCTGTAGAATTAGATGTTACTGAATTAGTTCAAGGTTCTGAGGAAGCTAAAGAAGCTGCTGATAAAGCAACACAAAATACTGAAATTTTATTACAAAAATTAACAGATTTGGAATCTAAGATTGCAAATATGGATAAAATAACAAATAAGATAGATAATTTAGAAAAAGAAATTGTTGAGAGAAACCCAACTCCAGTTGAGAAATTAGAGATGCGTTCATTATCATCATTTCCTTATTCACAGAAATTAACTGATTTTTGGGCTGATAAAAAAGGTGCTTATGATGTTATGGACGGTGACCAAAAAGAAGAAGAGTATTCTTTAACTCAAGACGATGTTGACCAATCTTACTCAGAGGGTGATATTAAAAAAAGTTTTGGTATTGATAAAGATGATGAATACGAAGAAGAAGACTTCTAAGATACACAAAAAAATATTAAAAGGGTCCTTTCGGGCCCTTTTTTATTTATTTTACTTTTTTATTGCATTATGGTTATTAAGATAGTATATTTGCTTAAATCACGTGTGTAAAAAAGTTAAAATAGTTTTATATTTTACTTGACTTTTGTGAATAATATCGTATATTTAAATATGTTAATGAATTCATTAATATGTATGAAAGTAAATAAATAAGTAAGTAAATTAAAAAAAAAAGTAAAATGAGTAAAGAAAAATCAGCATTAGATGCAATGTTAGAACAGTATGAGAAAAATAACGCTCCTAGGTTCGAAAAGAAAAGTGATAAAGTATATGATTTAGCTAACTATTTCAATACCTATATCGAGAAGGAAATCAAATCAGCAACAAAAGAAATCAGAATTTTACCATCACCAGACGGTTCTCCATTTGTAGAATTACATGGTCACAAAATCCAATTAGATGGTCAGTGGAAAACTTTCCCATGTTTAAAACATATGAAAGATGAAGCATGTCCATTCTGTGAGGCTCGTGAGGCTTTATTAGCTACTGGTGAAGCTTCTGATAAAGAACTAGCGAAGAAATACAATGCACGTAAAATGTATGTAGTTAAAGTAATCGATAGAAATGCTGAAGAAGAAGGTGTTAAGTTTTGGAGATTTAACCATGATTATCGTAAAGAAGGAATTTTTGATAAGATTCATGGTGTATTAACAGCACTTAAAACTAATAGAAACGTTACAGACACTGAAAGTGGACGTGATTTAGCTATTAACATTCAAAGAAACCAAAATGGTATTCCAGTTGTTTCTTCAATTGTTTCACAAGATTCTGGATTATTAACCGATGACTCTGTTAAAAAAGAAGAATGGTTAAATGATGTTAGAACTTGGGAAGATGTTTATTCTATCAGAACTTACGATTATTTAAAAATCGTAGTAAAAGGTGGTTTTCCAATTTGGGATAAAGATGAAAATGGCTTTGTTGATAGAGATGCTGAGAAAGAAGTTTCACCAGAGGAAGACGAAATTACTATGGGTATTGATAACGTAAAATCTAACATTCAAGCTTCTACAACTACAGAAGGTTCAACAACAGATTCTAAATTAGAAGAAAAAAAAGATTCTAAAGAAGATGATGATGATTTACCATTCTAATTAGTTTAGATGAAATTAACAAAAAGCAGTTTGAAAGAGCTGCTTTTTTGTTCTAAAATAACGAGAGAGTAAATTTAATTTAAATGGCTAAAAAACCAGAGAAAAAAACTATTGAGAAACAAGAATTTGATTTAGATGCGTTCTTAGAAGCTGAGAATATCAGTTCAGAACCAAAAGATAAACCATTAACGTGGGTTCCATTATCAAAAGCTTGGCATGATGCTTTAAAATTACCAGGTTTTCCAAGAGGATTTGTAAGTCTTGTTAGAGGTTACTCAAATACTGGTAAATCAACAGCGTTCTATGAAGGTATTGCTGGGGCACAAAAAATTGGTGATATGGCAGTTGTTATAGAAACTGAAGGTAACTGGAATTCGGAGCACGCAAAACAAATTGGTGTTAAATTTAAAGAAGTTACTAATCCAGAAACTGGTGAGGTAACTGAAAAACCAGATGGTTTTATCCTTATTAGAAGTAAAGATTTATATGCTAGATATAAAAATTAC